TTATTATCTATATATATATATATATATATATATATATGTTCAGTCCAAGAGAAACATCAGATGAACATTATTCATGTAGAATTCCATCTCCGAGAAGCGCTGCGCTTGCTAAGCGACGAGTGAAACGAAATACAGGCCATCGTTGGCCTTCTGACTCCTTCCTTGCGCCTCGTGAAGAAGTATTAGAATTTGGTGCGCGAACATTAGGTTTTGAAGAACGTTCGCTGCCACCGCCACCGCTTCGTAGAGAATCATCAGTGCAGCTAGATTATATACCAATTCCAGGTTATACCGCGCCCCCTACACGGCGTGAATACTTTGGATTTCGTCGCCCTAGAAATACATGGTGTGAAGGGGCTTGCTTTAGAGCTAAGAATTTTGAACGGACAAGGAATAATATAATAGATGAATTAATAACTCAAGGAGCAAACGATAAAGAAATAGGAAAAAAAATTAAAGTATTTGATACAAGTGTGAATAATAGGAATTTAGCGAACCAGATGTGGAGACGAGATGGATTTACTTCGCATGGAACTCCTACAATCATCAGCAGACCAAGAACCGCTCGCGGAACAAGAAAGAAAAAACGAAAAGCTAAAGCTAAGAAAGTGCGTTTTAGCAGGACACGCCGCCCAAGACGTTCAAAAAGACGAAGTCGTCGTATCCGCAGACGCATACCTACACCATATAGAAGCACGAGTAGAAATAGAAAAAGTATGAATAGTGCATCTAGTATAACTTTTTCGCCTACAGATGTTCCGACATATTAAATTTTTATAAATATTGATAAATAATAGTTATTAATCAATTTCATCTATTTTTGGTCCATTTTCTTCTGTATTGAAATCAGTAGGCATACCACCAGGCATACCACCAGGCATACCACCAGGCATACCACCAGGCATACCACCAGGCATACCACCAGGCATCTGCATTTTTTGTATAACTGGATTAATTACAGCTTGAAATTCTTTTTCTTTTTCTTCTAATTCCATTTTTTCTGCAGAAACATTATTAGATAACCAACTAATTGCTTCACTGCATTTTTCATTTATTAAATCCTTATCTTCATCGGATAATTTTTCTTGGACATTATCGTCTGATAACATACTTTTAGTTTGATAAACTAAATTCTCGAAACTATTTCTGGCTTCTACCTTTAGTCTATTATTTTCATCATCAGTCTTATATTTCTCAGCTTCGTCAACCATTCTCTGTATTTCTTCATCACTTAATCTGCCCTTATCATTTGTAATCTGTATTTTATTTTCTTTTCCAGTAGATTTTTCTACTGCTCCAACATTCAAAATACCATTAGAGTCAATATCAAATGAAACTTCTATTTGTGGTGTTCCTCTAGGCATAGGTGGAATACCATCTAAAATAAATTCGCCTAATTTATTATTATCTTTAGTCATAGCACGTTCGCCTTCAAATACCTGAATTTGAACACCAGGTTGGTTATCAGCATAAGTCGAAAAGGTCTGTGATTTTTTACAAGGGATAGAATGATTTCTTTCAATAAGTTTTGTCATAATACCTCCAGCAGTTTCTAAACCTAACGATAAAGGTGTAACATCTAGTAAAAGTAAATCTTTCAGAGTTTCGGATTTATTATTCCCACTTAAGATAGCTGCTTGTACTGTTGCACCATATGCTACTGCCTCATCTGGATTTATTGATTTACATAATTCTTTACCATTGAAATAATCTGAAAGCATGTCTTGGATCTTTGGGATACGAGTAGAACCACCAACTAAAACAACTTCATCAACCTTATTTTTAGAAATACTGGCATCTTTTAATACTTTTTCAACAGGAACCATACATTTTCTAAAATAATCCATATTCATATCTTCAAATCTAGCACGCGTAATAGTAGAATTGAAATCAATTCCATCATGTAAAGAGTCTATTTCAATTACCGCTTGTGTCGAAGACGATAGTGTACGTTTAGCTCTTTCACATGCTGTTCTAAGTCTTCGTAAAGCACGCTGATTGTCTCCTATATCTTTTCTATGTTTTTTCTTGAATTCTTGCTTGAAATATTCAACCATACGATTATCGAAATCCTCACCACCTAAATGTGTATCTCCTGCCGTAGCCTTAACTTCAAATATTCCTTCATCAATTGTTAATAACGAGACATCGAAGGTTCCACCACCTAAATCAAAAATAAGTACAGTTTTTTCATCGCCTTTTTTATCTAATCCATAAGCTATTGCAGCAGCAGTGGGTTCATTAATAATCCGTAAAATATTTAAACCTGCTATGGTACCAGCATCTTTAGTAGCTTGTCTTTGGGCATCATTAAAGTATGCGGGAACTGTAACAACAGCATTATTTACTGCCTTTCCGATATAAGCTTCTGCTATTTCTTTCATTTTTAGTAAAATCACAGATGATATCTCTTCAGCACTAAAAGTCTTAACTTCATTTTTATATTCAACTTTTATCATAGGTTTATCATTAGAATCAGGTGCAACTTCAAAAGGCCATAATTTAATGTCATCTTTAATAATGGTATCTGTAAATTTACGTCCAATTAGTCGTTTTGCATCAAAAATAGTATTGGAAGGGTTCATAGCTGCTTGGTTTTTTGCAGCATCTCCTATAAGGCGTTCGCTTTCATTGAATGCAACATAAGATGGTGTAGTACGATTACCTTGATCATTGGCTATTATTTCTACTCTATCATTTTGCCAAATACCAACACATGAATATGTAGTACCTAAATCTATACCTACTGCTAATTCAGTCATAATAACTTATATTATATTAAATCTTTAATTTATTTTTATTTTAATTTAATATATGAAAAAGATTACGATAGAAGGAAATAGTAATATAAAAAAAGTTATTCCAGAACAATATGATAGTACAAGAAAAGATATTAAAAAAAATGAAATTGATGATAAACTACTAGAACATAATAAGCAAATAGAAATAATTAATAAATTATATTTAAATGATGTAAGCAATAATGAGAAGATGGTAACTAAATTTATAAAAAGTAAATTAAATAGTTACAAACAACAAGATATTAAAAATAATATCTATGGTGAAAAATTTTTTATTAAAGAAGATAAAGTTATTGAAATGTTAGTTAAATGTAAACTAAGATGTTTTTATTGTAGTAATGAGATTTTTTTGATATATAAAGAAATTAAAAATAAGTATCAGTGGACTTTGGATAGAATTAATAATGATATGGGTCATAATAATGATAATGTAGTAATAAGTTGTTTAGATTGCAACTTAAAGAGAAGAAATCAAAATATAAACAAATTTTTATTTACAAAAAAACTTAATATAATTAAAAATTAATTTAAACTTAAAAGTATAAGAATTATAAATATAATGTCAGGCTATGTTACTCAAAATGATTTATTATTAAAAAACTTAAAAGATTTTTATAATAAAGATGATCGTATAGATATAATGTTACGTGTTATAAATGGAGAATCAAAAATATCTTTAAGAATAGTAGATTGGTTTGTAACGAATTATGCTAAAGAAAAATATATTGTTTATCCGTTAGAAGATGATAAAAGAATTAAAGTATATGATAGTTATAAATTAAATTTGAGAGCTTATTCAAAAAAAAGATTTGATCCATTTTGTAGATGGGATCGAATAACGATACCATATAAGGAGGGTAAGCATATTCAAACTACGATAGGACAATTAAATTTTTTTAAATGGGCAATTGAGAACAAAATAATCGAATATATAGATGAAAACTATGAATCGATAGAAAAAGATATGAATAGTAGAAATAGCACATCTAAAAAAAATAATAATAATGTTGACAATAAAACAAGAAAAAAAAGAGAAGAATTGTCTATACATGCAGTTAAAAGTGTTAAAAAAGAGTCAGTAGATATTATAGTTAAATTTGGTTAATTTTAAATTTAAATATAAATATATTAAATTACATAATGGGAAATGAACAATCTTGTATTAATAAAGTTAACTTTGAAGATATCAAAAAAGTTGATAAAAATGATTATATATTGATAAATACATTACATAGTAGTAACCAACAATGCTTAATAGTAAATACTATTCCTATTGATAAAGAAGTACAAGTAGTAGAAAAAGCTATAAAAGAAAAGAAAATAATTATTATTTATGGTAAAAATACAAATGATTACACTATATATAAAAAATATAATCAGTTAGTATCCATGGGACATAAAAATACTTATTTGTATTGTGGTGGATTATTTGAGTGGCTTTTACTGCAAGATATATATGGCGGTGAACAATTTAAAACCACATCTAACCAATTAGATATTCTAAAATATAAATCAGATAGCGATTTAAATAAACTTTTAATTAAAAATTGAATTAATGTCTATTATTATTAATATAATAGACATTATGCAGTTTTCACAAACGAAACTCAATTATATTGAATGGAATAGCATAGAAATACCTACATCTTCAAATGAATTAGAAATTTTGAACCTAATTACAAACGCTTATCATAATATTGATTATAAATATAATAAACTAAATTCTTTATTGGATATCTTAAAGCTTGAATCTAATAATGGATCCAGTTATGATACCTATCTATACGAGAAATTTATCAAAAAAACAATAGATAATTTTATTAAAAAATACAATTTAGATTATAAATATTCTAGTAATGAACATAAAATAAAAATCAAAAAAGCTGATGAAATAAGAATTGAATCGTTGAGAAAACTTGTCGAAAACAATAAAGTTGTATTTGAATTTTTATTAATTGATATTATAAAAAATTTATTTAAATCAAAAAAAAATAAAATGTATTATTACTTTTCATTATTTAACATATACAAATTAGATGTTAAAAATATAAATAAATATGTTAAAAATTTTGTAGAATATATACTTGATGTATTTAAGTTAGATATACCTATTGAATTGTTAGTTAATAATGCTGATAGTATTATTGAAAAAAATGAATATATATACAAATATCAGGATTACCAGTTATATGACCATCAAAAAGAACTTTTTACTATTATTAAATATCCTAAACCAAAACTTATTCTATATAAAGCTCCTACTGGAACTGGAAAAACTATGAGTCCAATTGGTATCTCAGAAGAATATAGAGTAATATTTGTATGTGCAGCTAGACATGTAGGATTAGCTTTGGCAAAAGCCGCCATTTCTAAAAAAAAGAAAATCGCATTTAGTTTTGGTTCTGATGATATTGAAGATGTTAAATTACATTATTTTGCAGTATCTTCTTGTATTAGAGATAAAAGAAATGGAACAATTAAAAAAGTAGACAATACATGTGGTGAAAAGGTAGAAATTATAATTTCAGATATTAAATCATACCCATCAGCAATGAATTATATGTTAGAGTTTAATAAAAAAGAGAATATAGTTTTATATTGGGACGAACCAACCATTAGTTTAGATTATGAAGAACACGAATTGCATAATTATATTAAACATAATTGGAAAATAAACATTATACCAAATATAGTTCTTTCATCTGCAACATTTCCATCTGATTATGAGATTAATGATAGTATAGAAGATTTTAAAACTAAGTTTGGTGAAGAATCATTCGTTCATACCATTTCCAGTAATGATTACAAAAAAACAATACCTATTTTAGGCAAGGATAACAAGATAAAGTTACCACATAATAGTTGCGATTCTTATGAAGAATTACAGAAATCTATAAATTATTGTAGCAATAATTTGACAATTCTAAGATATTTCGACATTAAAAGCATTATACTATTTACAATTACTATGAAAAATAAAAATTATATTAAAGAAAGATATACTATTGAAAATTATTTTGAAACAATAGAAGATGTCACTATTTCAAATATTAAATTATGGTATTTAGAATTACTTAAAAATATATCCTTTGATCAATTTACAGATATTAAGTCTCTAGATACAGATGTATTCTTTAATAGTACTATTAATATTACTACTAGTGATTCTGCTACACTTACAGATGGACCTACAATATATATGACAGATGATATAATTAAGGTAGCTAAATTTTGTTTGCAAATTGCTAAAATACCACCATCTATAGTTATTGATATACAAAAGAATATAGAATATAATAACAATTTAAGTAAAAAAATCTCACAACTAGAAAAAGACTTGGATGATGGTACAAAAAAAGATCAAGAAAAAGAAAAAAAAATTAGTGATGGTAGAATTGATGAATCTATGAAAATCTTAACTAAACAAATTAATACCTTGAGAGGATTAATTAAAAATATTGAACTACCCGAACGCTATATTCCTAACAAAAAAGAACACTCTGAAAAGTGGGATTATGAGTACAATGATAAAATATTTACAAGTGATATACAGAGTGAAATAGTTGAAAAAATATTACTTTTAGATGATGTTGATGATATATGGAAAATATTGCTATTGATGGGTATTGGTGTTTTTGCTAATCATGAAAATAAAAATTATGTAGAAATTATGAAATTACTATCGCAAGAACAAAAATTATTTATGATTATAGCATCTACTGATTATATCTATGGCACTAATTATCAATTTTGCCATGGTTATATTGGAAAAGATCTAAATAATCTAACTCAAGAAAAAACTATTCAAGCTTTGGGTCGTATAGGTAGAAGTAAGCTACAACAAACATATACACTCAGATTTAGAGACGATAATTTAGTTAAAAAAGTATTTATACCTCAGGATTATAAACCTGAAATAATTAATATAAATAAATTATTGTCTAGCTGTTAAATATTAGCATATTATTCTAATAAGACGTTTTCAGATATCCCACCCTCACCTATATTAATACGTGTACGCATTAATGACCGCCATATAGAATTACTTGGATCAAGTTCTGGATTATTAATTATGTTATTGTTATTGTTATTGTTTTCAATAGTGTTATTATTTATATTTTCTTCAATCATATCAGATATTATATTATGTATTCTGTTATTTCTATTTGAGTAACTATATAAAACTCTATCGCTGTGACTTTCTGGAAATATATTTAAAATTCTTTCAGATGTTGTAGTAAAAGTAGGTGTAGTATTAGTTATTGGTGGGAAAATAACTTCATCATTATTTACATTTATATTATCTCTAAAAATATTCCAAAATTCCGACAATTCTGACGCGACGTCCGCCGCGCGCGCGGCGCGCTCGCGCGCTACACTGTCTATTATTCTATAATTTTGTTTTACAGGTTCTCGACAGGTTGGACATTTATCGTTTCTCAAATTCCATTTATTAAAACATTCTTCACAAATCAAATGATCACATCTATAATATTTTTTATTAATAAAACATTTTTCATAACAACATGGACACTCTTTCATAGTTATATTTCTAAAAAATCTCTGTATTGTTTTAACTGCATCAATTTTTATCAAGTAAGATATTCTTGAGCTTTTTACCTTAGATACATCGTTATAAAATATAGATTCAGGTATAGAATACATATAATCTGGTTTTATAACTAAATTAATATAGTCTTTTGTAAATACTTTTTTAATAGAATCATCTGAATCAATAATTATTTTATTATTATACAATAATTTAAAGTTATTAATATTACATTTTTCACATATAAATGGCTTAATCAATCTTAACATTTCCGTTACGCTTGTACAATTGTTAAAATCATATACACCAGTAGTACCAGATTTGTATAGTTTACATACAAATCTTATAGTATTAAGCATCTGTTTTTTTGGCCATTGTTCCATGTTTTATTTAAAGATATTAAATAATATTAATATTGATTCAATTATTAATATTATAATCCTGCTCTACCCTGTTTTAAATATAATGCTATCAAAAAAGAGCCTAATCCTATTACATATACATGTATCCAGTGTGGAGGACACTTATCTTTCATACCAAACATAGCTGCTAATTTGCAATGTTGTGAATGAGGAAATAATCCCCAAAATATCGCATTAGCTAAAAAAAATAATGTCAATAATGAATGCATTTGGCTAGAATTTTTCATATTCATTATAATATATATATATATATAAAATTGAAAGCTAATAAATTTTATAATTATAACTAAAGAAAGATGTTCTACAAATTCCTAACCTTCACATCTGTTTATTGTGCTCATATTTCTATCAGTAAATATGAATCTCCTCCCACCCGTTGGATGACCGATGGTATTACTATTGTAGGGGTTACTGATGGAATGTGTAATATTGAAACCAGTGTTAGAAAAGAATCTAAGTGGGGAGCTGGTATAACAACTGCTGTTTACAAAGCTAATAATATTGTTAGTAGTCTTCAAAATAGTAATTTTAAAGTTATTTCTAATCCATATTATCAATATGGTGAACCAATTAATGGTGACATTAATCCAGACTCTATTAATGCTAAGATTATGTTTTATTATGGTGATTGTAAGATCGTAATGAAGAATGAAAGTAATATTAATGAAAAAGAGTACCTGGAATCTTACTCTATAGTTAATAATTGTGCTAATAAATTTCTATATAATTCAGTTGAAAGCTTAGATAGTGATAATAAAAAAAATGATAACGATAAAGTGACTAGTGAGTTTGTTGGAATTATTATAGGTTCTACATTAGGAGCAATAGTAGTTCTGTTTATACTATATCAAATTTTAGTAAAAATTTGCTGTAATGAGGGTAGATTTGAAAAATAATAAATAATTATGTATAATGTTTTATCATTTCAATAGTATTTATTTCATTTTTTATTGCAGTTAAAATTAATTTTATAGGTTCTACTAAATCTTTATTATCATTATTAGCAATTAAAGGGATAAGTAATTCTAAAGTATGTATTTGTAATTTTATAGTTTTAAATTCATCTATTCTCGACATAAGCTCGCTGCGATAAGTCGAAATATACCCATAGATTGGTTCTTTCATTATTTCATGTAATCTATATTTTTGATTGTATGTATTTAAAACATTTACTGCTTGCAAAGCGTGTTCATAGTCTATCTCTTGTTGTGTTGAGCGTTCAGGACCATCAGGTGGCATTAATATTAATAAAAAAATATTCTTAATTTAATTTTATTAAAATAGAAATTGAAAAGTAGTAAATGACAATAATCTTATTATAATAGGAAGCAATAATGCAAATACAAATAATTTATACTTTTTTAATTTATAAATTTTGGCTAATATCGGTGATTTTTCATACTTTAAATTCGTAATAATATTTACTGACTCCATTGTTAAATTATCTTTAATTTCGTCAATTGTTGTTATATGGTGATGATCGCCTGTTAGAAATACACTGGTTATAGCCATAGCAGTACCAATAGCTATTTCTTTTTGAATAGTAGTAGGTGATACAGGCTGTGTCATATGCATCAAAGTAGGACAACTACGTGCTTTTTTTATAGGTGCTATTATAAAAGCAGCCATGTTCCTACCGGTCATTTATTAGATTATTAATAATTCAATTTAAATTGAATTATTAATATATATTAATAAAGTATATAATAGATATTATGGAAAGAATATTTCCATTTTTACATGAAGATGTATTATATATAATAAATGACTATGCTAAAGATAATGTAAACAAGAAAGAATTATGCAATGAAATTTTTAATGAATTCTTAGCTTTAAATTTAATGAAAGTAAATATAAGATATCAATGGGTTTTACTTGTTATTTCTATGAATTTTAAAAATATAAATCAATTCTTAGAATTTTTAGAAATAGCAAATTCGGATTTTAGTGATATTAATAATAATGGTATTCCTATAGCATTAGAAGAGAATAATAGAATAATATACTATAGTAAGGATACTATCAATAAACTCATAGAATACTATAAAATACCTATTGGGTCAAGATTAAAAATATACCATTATTTTGTTAAAAATTATAGATTTAATAAATCTAATGTTAATAGAGATTTAGAATTTATGGAAGAAAGAGTAATTGATATGATGATGGATGCTATAATATAATATTGAATCAATATTAAAAATTATATAGATTTAATATATAATGTTTATGAATATAACATTACTTTTCTTATATGTCTATAATTTTAATGACTTTTTAATTCCAACACCTGTACCTACATACTCATCGTCTACCACACCAACTAGCTTTCCAACATATATGCCAACAAAATCTAACGAAGGTTGTACTTTTAAAAGAAATATTTTCAGTAAATGCAGCAAGTTTGATGACCTAGAATTTAATACTGTTATACCAGAAAGCATAGATTGGAGAGACTATGGTATGGTTACTAATGTTAAAAATCAAGGAAATTGTGGTAGTTGCTGGTCATTTTCTTCTACAGGAGCAATGGAAAGTGAATATGCTATCAAAACTGGTAAATTAATTAATTTATCTGAACAGGAATTAATAGATTGTATTAGATTAGAAGGTTGTAATGGTGGTGAGATGGAAGATGCTTTTTTATATGTTATGGATAATAGGTTGTGTAGTGATGCAGAAATACCTTATGAAGCACAAGATGACACTTGTGGCGAGTGTTTGGATGGCATTAAAATAGATGATTGTGTTGAAGTTCCAAGTGGAAATGAAACTGCTCTGAAAATGGCGGTAAGTAGAGGGCCAGTATCCGTTGCAATTGAAGCAGATACATTAACATTTCAAACATATAAAGGTGGTATATTAGATTCATCTAAATGTGGTACTAACTTAGATCATGGTGTATTAGTTGTAGGCTATGGTGAAGAGGATGGTGTAAATTATTGGATAGTAAAGAATAGTTGGGGTGAAGATTGGGGAGAAAACGGCTATGTTAGAATCAAGCGTTCAACAAGCGGTGAAATACAGGATGGAACATGTGGAATAGCCCTTCAAGCATCTTATCCTGTAATTTACTAATTATTTAAATTGAAATAAATTTTATAAATTTAGTATAATTTAAAGATGAATTATACTAACATAACTAATATTACCAGTACAAATAATAGTTCTGATAATAATATACTACTCATTTTATCTATTTGTTCTTCATTTAGTGGTTGTACTTTATTTCTAATTTCATGCTGTCATAGACCTTATAAGAGTGTAACCAATAATGATGATAAGAAAAATAACAATGATAACAATTCATTACAAGTTTAAATAGTGAACTAATAATTAATGTTTTAAATAATGGTTCATAATATGCAATTTTTTTGCTTCATTCCAATCATTAGTATAAAATATACGCCATAAACTAGGATAATATGCAATTAAATCTGTAAAAGGATCAGTAAAAAATTTTACTAACCATACACTTGCTATGATAAAACCATAATTATTAAATAAAGCTATAGTATGTCCTACTATAAGAAATGTAGTTTTATAAAATATTATTTTATGGAAATCATTTTCTATAAGATAAACTAGTGGTGTAAGTGAGTATAATCCTAGAACAAACATCTTAGCTCTTGTATTAAACCCTAATTGTAATTTTTGCTTATCGTGGCTTGGTGGTTCAAAAATAATATGACCAGATTGTCTTAAAACCATCGACAGTATTGCATAATCTATAGCTTTATATAGATGAGGATATATTATTGCATAACAATATATAAAGAGCGATGATGATAGAAAATGTAAAAATTGATTAACATCATTTGAATGTGACGCATGATGATCGTCCATTTTACGCTTATTAATTTCTCTAACAAACTGTTTAAAATTAGTTATTTTAATATTGTTAGCTTTTTTAAGTTCATAACAATCTATTTCAGCTACTCCTAATGTTTCTTTTATAAAAAACATAATATATAATCTTAATATTTTATGTTAAAACTTTTTGCAAATCAAATAATAATTAAAACATTGTTCCCCGCTTTCTTGTATTTCTATATTATCAAAATTGCTTTTTACCAAATCATCTAATTCATATCTGCTAAATAAATAATAGTATCTTTTAAGTGTTTCATTATTTTTCTGATTATTCCATTCTACCATTGCATTCTTCTCATAATTTTTAAATTTATCTTGTTCATATGCCCAAACATATATCAAAATATATCCGCCTTTTTTTAATATGCGAAAAATTTCTGATAAGGCTTTAATTCGTCTTTCTTTCGTCGAAAAATGATGAATAACTGCTATAGATATTACTGCATCAGCACATTCATCTTCAAAAGGTAGATCTAAATTATCTCCATAGAAACATTCTAACTTTTTATTCTTTGCTTGTGATAATAACTCTTGGTTATTATCACAACCTATGAAGTCGCAATCATCTCTTAGATTCATATTTCTACCATTACCACAGCCTATGTCATATATCTTGCTATTAGTATTTAGACTATTTATAAAGTCCTTAATTTTTGGCCATGTATGATAACGTGTTTTATCAAAATGTTCTGCTATGTTACTATATATATTTTTAACAAATGTTTCTTCAAATTTGTCTGGATCCATTTACAATAAAAAAAGTATATTATATTTATTCAATTATATTTAATACTATAATTATACTTCAATTAGAATGTTATCAATGAGAATATTACGCCTATCTTGCAAGATCATCCTAGAACGCTGAAGTTTGTCGTATTTGTCATACTTTTCTTCTTTTTGAATACGGCGCTTATGCACTTGAAAATGCGACCTATTAACCATCTGACGCTTCTTCATAAATTCACCGTTGTTCTTGCGGTTGGCCATAGCTTTCCTTGTTATCTAAGATACTTAATAGTATCTTATTAGCTTTCAATTTTTTTTAATAATAAATCTAATTGTCTATTTGATACAGGAGGTTTTTCTAAATCTTTAAAGGGTAAATCAGATAATTCATCTCTAAAATTATCTAAGTAATCAAGCAAGAATGGTTCTCCAGATAACATAAATCTATTAGGATCATATGATAATCGTATATCCATAATATTTAATAATCCACCCGGTTTAAGAATACGATTTATTTCTTCGAATATTTCTTTTCTCCCATGGCTAGGAGCTTCATGGAATAAAAACATACAATTTATTAAATCTATTGATTCATCGTTATATGAAGTTCTATGAACTAACTCTTTTTTAAATTCTATATCTTTATATTTTGGACAATTATTTAACATTGAAACAGAACAATCTATTCCAGTTATTTTTGCTTTTGGAAATGCATATTGTATTGAAGACGATGATATTCCTACACCACAACCAAAGTCTAATATTCTTATATTTTTATTATCAGTATATGGCAAGCAATTGTATATTGATTTAAATCTTATATTTACATTATCATACGAAATTTTATCAATTATTTTACTTGTATGAGGAGCCATAAAGGCATGAAATTTCCCACCTAATCCTATATTTCCAAAATTATGTATGCGATTATCATAATACCAATTAAATTGTTTATATCCTTCAACACTAACTAGAATAAAAAGTATTTTATTCATCTTATTGATGTTTAAAATCAAAAAATTACTTCAATTTATAATTAATCAGTATAATAATCAAATATAACTTCAGGTTCTGGTGCTGGAAGTGATGCTACACAGCATGCTCTAGCCATATGACGACAAGGACAACTGCAATTTCTATGGCTCTGGATTTGTTGGGCTGCAAGAATATGATCGGAAGGATCCAAATCCCATTCCATATCATAATAATGTCTAGGTTTATTGATTTGATGTCTTGCACAACATTTACATTTATGCAAAGCTTTCACATACCTTTGAAAGTCATCTATATAATTCGAAAATACTATAAATGTTGTAAAGGATGGTCTTTCTTCATCACTCATTGCATTCCAATCATTTGTTAAAATACTATGTTTCATAACTGCAGCTTTACTCTCTAATTCATCAAATGTTAATTTTAATTTTTCACGATGTTCTGGATTAAATTCTAAAATATATTGAATAATATCTTCTGGGAGTTCAGCCATCAATGCCTGTCATTAACACTATATTTCTATCTTTTAAATAACTTTCAATTTTATTTTAAAGAGAAAATGTATCTCCACAACCACAAGTAGATTTTGCATTAGGATTATCAAATTCTATTCTAGCACCCATAACATCTTGTTTCCAATATGCATGTGTTCCTAATAAATGCAATAAACTCTTACCACATACAATAATCTTTAAATCATCTATTTGTATAACTTCATCTCGTTTTTGTGGTTCATCTGCTGTAGGTTCTATATAATATTTATATCCATTACATCCACCACCTTTTATTCCTATTAAAATCTTATTATTATTAGATAATCTTTTAAGATGTGATATAGTGCGAGAACAAAATGTCATAATAGTTTTCATTGTATTATTATAATAATTTAAATTATTACTTTGCATCAACTTTTACACGATTATTGTGTAATTCTTGCATTAATTTATTTTCTAATTTTTCAGCTATTTCATTAGTAATAAATAATTTCATAGGAAGTGCTAAGTAACTATCCTCATCCTTTACTTTATAAATAGTATAACTATCATTATCTATAGTTTCTTTTTCAATAATTTCTATTGTGTTTCTCCATATTTTAGTTGAATTCATATATTCTAGTTCTTTTTTTGTAAACATCTATATAAATATAATTGAATATAAATTTAGTACTTTCTTGTATCTAAATTATGTTGAGAGCTATCGTATCTCGCAGTTTAACTACTTGCAATAAAATTAATTCTATTAATGTTGCATCGGCGGTTACCAATTCAAGTCTATTGTTAGATAATGTAACTGAAAAAAAAGAACCAACTAATGAAGATAATGAAATCGAATATGAAGAAATGTTCGTAAAAACTACATTTAATAATATTGAATGGGGTGGCCCGTTGCGTGGTGGAAGAATGCCTGAACCAACAAGATTTGGTGATTGGGAGCGAAAAGGTAGATGCACAGATTATTAAATAGATGCGGATTTTAAATATGCAATCAAATCATTACGTTCATCTTTTTTTTTTATTCCAGCAAAAACCATTTTAGTTCCTTTGATATATTTTTTTGGTGCTAGCAAATAGTCAAATAGTGTATTTTCATTCCATATTATACCAGAATTTTTGTTCGCTTGTGAATAAGAGTAATCTTCAATTGAACCAGCTACTCTTCCAAATAAATTCCACAAGTTAGGCCCTTGTTTATGAGCACCACCTTTTTCCATTGTATGACATTGAGAACATTTGGTTTTAAAAATTTTTGCTCCTTTGCTTTCAGACATTTTATATAATTATATCTTAATTTTTAAATTTTAATTACATAAAATATCTACTTTTTTTTTAAGTTCACCAATTGCCCTACCCGGATTTAGTCCTTTAGGACATGTATCGGTACAATTCATAATTGTTTTACATCTAAATAATTTCATAGCATCATTTACATAATTTAATCTCTTAAGAGTATTTTCATCTCTTGAATCTTGTACCCATCTATAAACTTGCATTAATACTGCAGGTCCTAAATATTTGTCAGAGTTCCACCAATAACTAGGACATGACGTAGAACAACATGCACATAAAATGCATTCATATAACCCATCTAATTTTCTTCTATCTTCTTTAGATTGTAAATTTTCAATATTATTTGAATTTGATTTGCTTTGCAACCAAGGCTCTATTTCTTTGTATTGTTTATAAAAATTCTTCATATCTGGTACTAAATCTTTGATTATAGGCATGTGTGGTAATGGGTAAATTGTATTAGTATTTTTTATAGGAGTTAGACAAGCTAATCCATTCTTACCATTAATATTCATAGCACAAGAGCCACATATTCCTTCTCTACAAGAACGTCTAAATGATAAGGTTTTATCTTCGTAATTCTTAATATGAATTAAAGCATCTAAAACCATTGGACCACAATCACTTTTATTTATCATAAATTTATCCATTCTTGTTTTTATTAATTTATTATTTCTATAAATTTTAAACAAAGAAGAACTATGTTTCAGCATATTTATATATGATACGAAATTCTCTTAAAATAATTTAAATATCCATAAATTGCTAATATATGTAATTTTAAACTAGTTATTTTAACTAAATTATGTATTATGTTGATTTTAGTAATTTTTTGCAAATAATCATTGAGTATCATAGAACACGATACATATGAATGATAACCAACATTAAATATTGTTAAACTATTAATTATATAATTAAAATATTGATTCTTTGAATTATTTAAATAACTAATTAAAAATTGAGGAAGTAGTATTTTATTTGAATAATGATAAAATTTTAATAGTTTTATATTTTTATCGGGATTAAGTAATAGCATATACATAAATAATATAAATATTGTTTAAGTAATTAGTATAGTATGAAAAAGATATCTCCAAATCTTTTTATTTATAAGTTTCCTATTGCTGCAATATCTTCTGTAACCAATAGAATTACTGGAGTATATTTAACAAACATATTTTTATTTGGTGGATTAGCGTGTTTATTTAATTATGATAAATTACTAATTGATAATTATAATGTAGTTGATAAAAATATTAAAAAATGTATTGATTATAGTATAATTTTTTCAGGAACATATCATACATTGGGTGGTATTAGACATTTTATTTGGGATAAATTTCCAGAGTTATTAACTAAATCTAATGTTTCTTTACATTCAAAATTATTATTTGGAATAACCATACCCACGACATATATAATTGAAAAAATATTATAAATATATACTTGTATATTTATAATATGAAAAGATATATACCTAAGTTAATAGAACATACTTATGATGCAATAGTACTTGGAGCAGGGGGTGCAGGATTGAG